TAACGGGTTTTGAAGAGTTAAAAGAATACATACAAAATGAATTAAGCGGTATTGAACTGCGGGAGGTTACTAATGAGTGAATTAAATGACGAGCGAGTGCGCACCGGAATAAGTGATCAGTCCGAATCAAACGTAGCAACCGTAGAACCGGTACTAACACCTTACGACGAGGTGTTCGAGATGAACGAAGAGTTTAATCTTGATGGATTCCAGGTCGTTAGACGTGAATTCTTTGCTCACTTACGAGAACCTGCAGTAACTTTTAATAACCGAAAGTTCTATGTCAATTCAGCGTGTCTTTCCAAGTTTCCTCATGTTGATTATGTTCAAACGCTTGTAAACCCTAAGACGAAGATACTCGCACTGAGACCCTGTCAAGAAGGAACCCGTGGATCTTTTCAATGGTGCAATGATAAGCGCAAACCAAGGCAAACCACCTGTACTCTTTTCTTTGCGAAAATGTTCACGTTGATGGGTTGGAACCCCGACTACCGTTATAAACTGCTTGGAAATGTCATTCATGCCAATGGAGAGTATCTGATCGCATTTGACCTTACTTCCACAGAAGTCTATCAAAAGACTTTCGATGAAAATAAGATTCCAACGACTTCTCGAAAGCCTGTTTTCCCTGCGGGATGGCAAGATCAATTCGGTATGCCGTTCCAAGAGCACAGACAATCAATGCTCATCAACATTTTTGACGGGTATGCCATTTATTCCATTAAGGATAATAAGGCTGCAAGGGCGAAAGAACAACACGTTCTTGATGCCAACATCACCGCTGACGCTCCAGCGTTATTAACAACGGGAGGAGTTCTCAATGCTTGAAAATGAAATAACACCCTACATATCAATCGATCCCAAGAAGTTCCGAATCAGAATATATAAGCAAACCTTGTCCACGCTGAATATTCCTGAGCATATTCAACTTCTGATTGATCCAAAACAGCAATTGCTTGGAATCCAGGCTCTTGATAAGAAGACTCGTTTTTCTCACAAAATCAAGTTTGAAGAACTCGGTCCGGATAGTTCCTACGAATTATACAGCACCTTCTTAATTAGGAGGATTCAAGAAGTCGCACCATGGATAACCTCTGGTTATTCATATCGTTTCCCCGGCGAGCTTCTTTCTGAACATTCATTGGTTCTATTTTCACTTAGAGAAGCTCAACGAATTGAAACGGAGGTTGAATAAAATGGATAATATAAAACTTAAGATTGATAGTGAGTTTAAACATCTTATCCGACCGCTAAAGCGTAAGGAGTACATCCAATTAGAAAGTAACATCATTGCTGACGGTTGCAGAGATCCAATTATCACGTGGAATGGGCTTATCGTCGATGGGCATAATCGCTATGAAATCTGTACACGACATAACATCCCATTTACAGTTAAAGAGATGGAATTCGATTGCAGAGAAGCGGTTATTGCTTGGATCTGTGCCAATCAGCTCGGCAGACGTAACATTTCGGAGGAAACTCGCAAGTTTTTGATCGGAATGCAGTACGAATCTGAAAAGGTTGTAAGCAGCAAACGTAATGCAAGAGGAATTAATCAATACACTGCCGAGGATGATACGGACTATATCGTAAAACAAACATATAGTCCCACCGGTCACGTTACCGCACAGCGAATTGCAGATGAAAACCACATTTCGCACGGCACAGTACAAAAATACGCGATCTATACAAGAGCTCTTGAAGAGATTGGTAAAAAAGAGCCCAAGCTCGTTCCGAAGATCTTATCGGGTCAGTATAAAATCTCACACAAGAATGTCGTTGAGTTATCAAAACTCCCTGCGGAAGACGTACAGCGTGTAAATCGAAAAATTGATAAAAATCCCGAACCTTTTATTCAATATAAAAGCACAAGGAATGCTATTAACACCGGCCGCTACGAAGCCATTTCCGAGACGCCAACCAATGTTCCATCTGTTAAAGATATGCCTGAATATGATCCTGATTCAGAGATCACCGGTCTTACTTTGACAATTCCATCTTGGTGCAGTTCGATCGATCGAACTATGAAAAATACTGACTTTACTGCGGTTTCTGCTCCGGCAAGGAAGAAGCTCACGTCTGCTTTATTTGATCTGCAGGACAAGACTGATGAGATGCTTGTTCAATTGAAAGAAGGTGAGTAAATGGATGAACTGTCAAGATTCGTTCCGAACGTGTATTTTGAGAAAATACCTATTAAGAACCTTGTTTCAAACCAAGATTATCAACGAAACCTTTCACAAAGTCACATCGAACGAGCTGCGGATAATTTTGATATTTATCAGATCAATCCTGTTAAGGTCAGCCGCAGAGACGGAATAAACTACGTCTTTAATGGTCAGCACACCATAGAGATTGTTGCACTCGTTTCGGGATCGCGCGAGACTCCGGTTTGGTGTATGATTTACGATGATCTAAGTTACTCTCATGAGGCTGATATCTTCGCCAACCAGATGAAGTTTGTCAAAGGACTTAAGCCTTTTGAAGTGTTTCAAGCAAACCTCGAAGCCGGTAACGAGGATCAGTTGATGATTCGCGATCTTGTTCAGTCCTATGGTATGTTGATCAGCGATAAAACTGCGCCTGGACATATAACAGCCGTATCAACACTTGAGGGTATCTATTCAAAGTATGGATACCACGTTCTCAGCCGAGTGCTTCGACTCATTATCGGTACTTGGGAAGGTGACACCCACTCTTTCTCTGCAAATATTATGAATGCAGTCGCAAAGCTTTGCGTTGTTTTTAAAGACCAACTTAACGATGAAACCTTCAAGGAGAAAGTCGGCGCAGTTTCGGTCAAACAATTAACCCGTACTGCCAAAGAACGACGCCCTGGTTCTATGGGATTCGCAGAAGCGATGATTCTGGAATATAATGGCAAGAAGAAGACCTCAGCCGGTAAACTCTTTATCAATAAGCTATATGCAAGAGATGTTTCGAGGTGGATTGAGCCTGACGAAGACGAGGACTTCAGTGATATCGACATTTTTGATGATATTGATGCTGAATATGATGAGATGTCTTTGGATGACGATACGGATTAAGTTATGGCACCCATTTCACCAATACGTGAAGTGGGTGCCACTTTTTACTCTAAGGTTTCTTCAGTCTCATATCCACCGCCGAAGATAACCATGATTCGATTGTCCTTATATACCTTTATACATTCAACCATCTGTCTAACGATAGTGTCATCATACACGTCCTTATTCATCTCGCGCTGGCTTATTGTCGTTTGAATGTATTCAAGCCGTTGGGCGTAGGAGCTATCTTTTGCTTCACTTTCTCGTATGGCTTCAATTCGCTTCTTTAACTGTTCGGTTTCATCTGCAATTGCCTTGAATTCATCCTCATGGTTCTCTATATCTTCTCCCGCTTTTACGCTGTCGTTTACAAGGGAGATCATACGCTTATTCAGAGCATCAATCCTTCTCTCGAGAAGATCGATTTCATCCGAACCGCCATTAAGCCCGATGGCATCTCCTATGGTCGCTTTCATTAGTGCGAGGTATGTTGCCCCGTCTTCTTCATTAAACTTGTTTAGCGCCCTTACAATCGCCCTGTGGAGTGCATTTTCTTCGATTGTAGGCGATTCTGCGCAGTACTTGGTTCCGTAATCAAGCCTACTTATACATCGCCACACGATTTTCTTTTTTCCTCGTTTCGACCATGTGCACCTTTTGTATCTGCTTCCGCACTCCCCGCAGATGAGCACATCTGTAAGTGCGTATCTTGAATACTTTCCCGATGCCGTTATTGTGTTCTTAGCGGACTTTTGCGGGACTGCGTTCCGTCTGCTGAGTTCCTCTTGCGTTCGGTTGAACTTTTCTCGATCGATGATTGCAGGATGATTGTTTTCTACAAGGTACATGGGAGCTTCGCCTTGGTTGATCTTCCTCGTCTTGGTTATACAGTCAACGGTGACAGTTTTTTGAAGGATGCAATCGCCGCAGTATTTTTCGTTACGTAGGATGCTTTGTATCATTCGCCGTGTGAATGCAAACTTTTTTCCCTTGAAAGTTAGGTTTTCAGCTTGAAGCGCCTCTTCTATCTCTCGCATGGTTTTTCCCGACAGGAACATATCGAAGATGCGTTCTACGACCGCAGCTTCCTCCGGGACGATTTCGGGGTTGCCATCTTCTCCTTTTCTGTAGCCGAGAAGTTGGCTGTATTTGAATATTACCTTTCCTTCCTCAAATCCTTTTCTGAAGCTCCATGTTATGTTCTTGCTCATGCTTTCCGATTCGGACTGTGCGAATCCAGCATAGATGATCAGATACAGTTCGCTATCGCTTTTCAGTGTATCGATTTTCTGCTCTTCGAAGTAAATCCCGATACCCATTGACTTGAGCATTCTTACATACTCGAGGCAGTCAACCGTATTTCTTGCAAATCTTGATACAGATTTGGTTATGATCATATCGATCTTACCGGCGTGACAGTCCTTGATCATCTTTGTGAACTGCGTTCTTTTATCTGCCCGAGTGCCTGATATTCCTTCATCGGCGTACATTCCGGCGAATTCCCATTCCGGATTTTTTGCTATCATTTCACTATAGTACTTTATTTGGTTCTCATAGGAAGTAAGCTGTTCATCACTGTCGGTTGATACTCGGCAGTACGCTGCTACTCGTTTTTGATGGTGTTTTTGTTTGTCTACAATCAATGACTTCTTCGGTTCAATGACTGTAACCGTTTTAGGTATCTTTTTAACATTCATTCTCGGCTTCTCCTTCGTCTATTTCGGCTTCGGTTTTGGTATGTAAGGTAACCCTTCCCGAATCGTCGAGTGTGATATAAGATATGAGATCCGAGAAGTATTCGCAGTTAAATTGTTCTTGAGGTTTCATAAGAGATGCACGTTTCCTTGCTATTTGTGCAACGATCGATTTCTTTGCTTGTGTTTCTTTGTATAGCTGACTTGCGATATCCCCGACTCGAGTAACGATGTATTCCTCACTTGGATGTTCTCGATTCAGCTCATGTAAGATATCTTGATTATATTTTTCGACTATCGGTGAGTCTTGGATCTTAACCCTTGGTTTCGGCAACATTAGTTCTGCATTTGCGATGATTCGGTTCATCATTAATGTGAGCTTTAACAGCAGATCCGTGTCGCTGATCCTGGCTCTACAACCGCATTCATCGTTTGTACAAGTCCAGCTCTCCTTGATTTTATTTTTCGAGCAGATGCGGCGCACCATCGGGTGTCCGCATTTGGCACATTTCACTCTGTTTCGGAGAATGGAGATTCCTTCACATTCTCGTTCTACCACACCTTTTTGCCTCGCCGTTTTCGCACTTACAGCTTCTTCATAGGTGTCAGCATCGATAATTGGATCGTATTCATCAAAGCCCGTGTATTTGACGTTGTCTATGATTCGTGCAATCCTGGCTTTATCCCATACATTGGTTTTCTCTGTATACGGAACTTTTCGGATAGTAAGCATCTCGGCGATCTCTTTGAGCGAGGCTCCCTTGATGTATTCCTTAAATATTTCCCGTATTACTTCGGCTTCGGTTTTAACGATTACTGTTCGTCCATCCCGTATCGTATATCCGTATGGTATAAAGCGTGTCTTTTTCATCTTATTTCTCCTATATCAGCTCTGTGAATTCAAGCCCACCGATAAGTTTTATTATCAGTTCATCCTTGTTATTTATGGTCATTTCGGTTACTGTTTCCATAAACAGCTTTTCGTTGAACTCGTCGAGGGGTTCCTCAATCTCGTCAAGCAGATCTTGGAGTTTTCTGACACTTATCAGCATATCTTGTATGCGTGACTCGAAGGCGTCCTGTCGGTCAGACTTAAGCGCGGTGATTTGGTTCCGTATTTCTCGGGCCTGAGATTGGTACACCTCGGAGGCAAGATACCCTTTAGAGTGGAGCTGCTCGAGCATAACTATCTTTGAGTTGAGATCTGCAATGCTCTCGCTTATCGCCCTTGCAGCTTTATTGTTTTTCTTATATAATGCACTTGCGAGTTCAAGTTTGGATATGACCTGCTTGAGGATTTGTTCTTCACCGAATCTCAGCTTGTTGATCATCGTTATAAAGCCATCATAGATTCGTTCTTCGCTGTAGTATAAGGAGTCGCATGCTTTGCTATCTTCGTAATGCTTACTGCAGAGCCATTTGATGTCACCGGATCTTACTCGTCTTCTAAAGTAGGATCCGCATTCGGCACATCTGACTTTGCTTGTGAGCGGATAACTGTTTAGCCCTGGTGTAGCCTTGCTAAACTGTGTCTGCCTTTTTTGAAGTAGGGCTTGCACTCTGTCGAAGTCTTCTCTCGGAATAATACCGTCATGCGTGTCGGAGGCATAGAACATATCTTCTTCGCCTCTGTTTTTGGCTTGTTTAAACGGCACCGTAGTCGATCGATAGGTCTTTTGATACTTGCTATCTCCTACGTATCTTTCGTTCGAGAGAATGTACGCAACCTTTGTAGATCTCCATTTTTCTTTGCCATTTTTTGTCGGTATTTGCATTTGGGTAAGCTCTCGTGCTATTTCTGATGTTGAGCTTCCCATTAAGTAGAGCTGAAATATCAATTTCACGATATCCGTTTCGGGTTGGTATGGTTCAAGGTGCTTGTTTACAAGTCTGTATCCATATGGAGCATTGCTGTCTACGTAGTCACCGTTTTCCATTCTCTTGGTAATGGAAAGGCGCATGTGCTGTGATATGGCTTGTGATTCTTCTTGAGCGATAGCCGAAAAGGTGTTCAGAAGCATCTCGTCTCCAAGTGAGAGGGTGTTGATTCCTTCCTTTTCGAAGATAACGCCGATGCCAAGCAGCTTCAGCTTTCTTACGTATTCAAGTGCTTCCTTCACGTTTCGTGCAAATCTTGATAGGGATTTAACGATTATCAGATCGATTTCCCGCCGTTCGCACCTTTTGAGCATCCGTTGGAACTCGGGGCGGTTATCCGCTTTCATTCCGCTTATGCCTTCATCGGCAAAGATTTCCACAAGCTCCCATTCAGCTTTTTCATTGATTTGCTTGGTGTATGTTTTAATCTGAGTGGCGTATGAGTTTTTCTGATCTGCGTAGTTTGTGGAGACGCGGCAATAGGCAGCAACCCGCAGTTTTTGTATTCCTTGCTTTGTTAAGGGGGATATCAGTTTTACTTGTGCCATACCGCTTATCTCCTTTCTTACGTGATTGGGAGGTTTCGTACCAAAATGTATGCGATTCCTCTTTCGCTTTTTTCAACACAATTATATTGATAACTTTCGACAAGTCCAGCGAGAATCGGCTGAAGAAAAAATAAATTCAATAAAATTTATCAATCAGCTATAATGATGTCCGCGCCGGTCAATGTTTGATAGTATTTCTTTGCTCGTCTGTATTCTTTATCTGTGATCGTGCCGTTAGACAACAGTGATCTGAGCACGGATACAATACGTATGAAGTTCGCTGATTTCTCTTGCTTTTCGGATAACATATATACCTCCTTAGGCGGGGCCCTCGTAGGAGAGCCCCGCTTTCATTTCATTAATCGAAGTATTCATCGTTCTTGATGCTTCGCATAAACTCTTCTACCTCGCTGATAGAATTGACTATCGGGTATTTGCGGAGAGTATGCTGAATGTTCGCAGCATAACTGCCGCGGTTAGCTCTGCAGTCAAGAATTGAGAGGACTCCGGTGTCGGTTTCGCATCTAACCAGGCGACCTGCTCCCTGGCGGAGCTTTATTAGCATTTCGGGAACTGCATATCTGTGAATGAATTCTTCCACACTCGCACTGTTTGCCTTCTTTTCGTTCATGGTTGCAGATCTAATCGGGAACGGGAGGCGAACAATGATAACCGAAGAGAGACAATCTCCTACGCAGTCAACGCCTTCCCACATGCTTCCGGACGCAAAGAGGACACCGTTCTTACTTTTCTTGAACTCTGAAATGGCGGTTCTGTCGCTCTTGGTCATCCTAATCACGTGGTATTTGCCGAGCTTATCTTTAGTCAGGTCAAAAACCTTTGCAAGAAGCTTGTACGATGTGAAGAGGATTGCTGTATGACCGTTGGTTGCTTCAATAAGGGATATGATTTTCGACGCAACGGCGTGAACATAATTCTCATCATCGTTATCAGGTAAGGGCATGTCCGTAGGCAGATAAAGTCTTGTGTTATTTTTGTAATCGAACGGAGAGGGGTTTGAATATTCGATTAATTGAATTTTTGCGATACGATCCAATCCGTTCTCTTGCTTAAAAAAATCGAAGTTCACTCCATCGCTCATGGTTCCCGAGGTGAATACGTGGCTTCGATTCAAATCCCATACGTGTTTTCTGAGAGCGTTGCCGATGTTCTTTGAACAACAACAAAGAACGATGTGTCCGTTATCATCTTTTTCGATCCAAACATTCAGATCGTTAGCATCCGTAAATCTGAGTAGACTTTTGCTGATTCTTCTTCCGTTAACTTCGCTCAGCCCTTTGATGCTCCTCTTGATATCTTCAAGCTCGCTGATGGTCAGAGACAAAGAGTGAATAAGACCAACCGTTTCTGCATCAAGCGAGATGATGTTATTCTCTCCGGATTCGTCATCTGTGGGTATCATGGAGCAGAGTTTATCAAATATTTTTTCGTTCAGTTCCTTTGCTCTGTCGCGGCATACCTTGTACCACGGGAGTTCATCCTTTCCAATACAGAAGGTGCTTGTCCAGTTAAGATATTTCGGAATGTCCGTTTCGCAGAATTGTTCACCGAAGACGGATTGTGCTGCTTCTTTTAACTTGTGTGCTTCGTCAATGATAACCATCGTGCTGTCACGAAGAAGCCCGGGCTGCTTTGCGGACATGAGGTACAGATTATGGTTTGTTACCTGAAAATCTATAGGGACTGAATACGAGAGAGCTGCTTTCGTGAAATTGTTGTATCGGCAGTCCGTGGCTTGCTTACAATCCGCACAATGACCTTTTACACAAACTTTGCCCTTCAGAAATCCCGGGATGCCCAGTTTGTCCAAATCAAAAGCCTGATCCGCAAACGATGTCTTTTCAAAATAGTTGAGAATCGCTCTATGCTTATCTTCATTTTCTTTAAGTTTGCTTACATAGTCCCCAAAACGGAAAGGACAAAAATAATGCTCTTTGCCTTTACGTAATACAGCGGAAAGAGGCTTCTTGATAATATGTTCTTCAAGCAGCATCGTTGAGAGCTTCGGGATTTCCTTGTTTATGAGAGCGTTTTGCAGCTCAATGCTGGATGTGGTAATTGTTACAGGTTCTATCCTTTTACCGATTCTTTTGGCACAAAAGCCGGCAATAAGATATGCAAGGCTTTTTCCGGTTCCCACCTCAGCCTCGCAGATAGAGGCTTTCTTCGTCATAAGTCCCTCGTACATTTTCTTGCATAGCACGATTTGTTCTTCTCTTACAGCATAACCGTACTTGGGAAGCACCGAACGAAAAATGCGCTCGATCAGATTCTCGGCAGGAGCATGATATCCTTGTACATGTCGAGTATCACCGGTATATTTGATTGAATACAAGATTAAGGGAATGAGGTCTTCATACTCATATTCGAAGTATGTACCTTCTTTTCTGTGACAAACCTCAGAGGAGAGCTTTGTTTTCATATCAAGAGCAATGTACACGATTTCATTTCTCATGGGAACGTGATATAT